AGAAACGCAAGGTCATCATCCCTGACAACCTACCTGCAATCACTAGCGAAGAGGACTTTTGTCCAAGCATATTCACCGGGAACAAACTCGCTGAGAATGACCCTGAAAGATACGCTAAGATCGTTCAAGGTTTGGGTGAGGGTAAAGCATTAACTCGACTTGCAAAGGAACATAAGGTTGCTCCTGAGACCATTGTGGCGATCAGCAAGAGAGAGAAGAAAAGTATTGATGCAGTTCAGAACCTGACAATGGGACTGACATCCTATGCATCACAAGCATGTCTTATGAAGATCATTGAAAAGTTAGATGCTGATAAGATTCCACCGGGGGTGTTGCCCATTGCATTTGGTATTCTCCGGGATAAAGAGAAGAATGATTTAGGTCAGGCAACATCAATAGTAGAACATAAGAAAGTTCTTACTATTGATGAGGTAAAGAAAGAGTTAGATGCTATGCAAGCAGAGGTCATTGATATTACAAGTAATGATGATGCAATGCTTATTAATGGGGGTGACACCCTTGGTTAACACCCTTGGTTAACACCTTAGTTACGCCCTTCGTTCCTTTACGAGTCGTTTGTGACTCTAAAGTCACGAATGACGAGTATATCAAGAAGTGATCGAAGACAATGTGTCAAGCATGTATTTTGCTTGTGGATTTAATTTCGATCTACATTCAGGTATTTCACTACACAAGCGTGACATCTCAGATAATGTATTGATCATCCATCTGATTGACTTGCCTTGATCCACATCAAGTGCGGTGCTTAATTGATCAAGCAATTCCTTCTGCTCATCATCTAATGCAATAGTAATTCTTACCCCATCTTTTGTAGTATTCATGCATACATCAGGTAGTATCTGCATGTGAATGTCAAGGGTAATGTGATGCACAATGAGTAAAGTGATGCCTGAATAAGTCAGGGTATTGACAGATGATGTAGAATGCATCAATTATCATATCATCACATCACAAGGAGGACAATAAATGGAAAAAGAATATTCTAAGAGCAATCGCTCAACTGAATGCATTTCTGTACATGTTCCAAAAGCATGGAAGGGTGTATTGCAGAAGGTTGGATTCGATGAGGACAGATCAGTAAATTATCTGATTAAGAAAGCAATAGTCGCTTACATGAAAGATAAGCACAACATCAGATTGAAGTCATGAGCACCATCGAGAAGATATTTTACACATGCTTGTTTGCGTTAGCAGTAGTGCTCTACGCTTATATGATGATTGCGTTCTTTGTAACCTTTTTATTTGGGGGTGCACAATGATCACCACTATAGCAGTTGATCCCGGCAAATCAGGTGGAGTTGCGTTTCACAATGATCGTGATGGCATCTATCTAGCACATGATCTTTATCCCATAACTGATTTACTTGATGCTATTGATACCATCAGGGAAGCAGACATGAGGATGCAAATGGTAGTGGAAGATATTCCACCATTCACCGGGAATAAAATACCCGGATCAAGTGCATTTAAAATGGGTACATCATTTGGTCTTATACAGGGCATAGCACTAGGTGAGAGGATGCCTTGCTTTAAGATAACCCCAAAGGATTGGCAGAAGGGACTGAGAGGTTTGAAGGGCCTTAAAGGGAATGACAGGAAGAAGGTGCTAAGAGATACATGCAAGAGGTTGTATCCTAACCTTAACCCAACCCTCAACACCTGCGATGCAATATTAATCATGCATCAGTACCTTCAATGCAGGACAATGGGCCAATAAGTTTGTGCACCCATCCTAGTGATCAAATCACTAACCGCACAACTACCGGGTCACACCATACACAATCCCACTCCACTCACCACTTGGTGGAGTGGGATCACTTTAAATCACTAACAACACAACTCAAAATAAGGAGAAATTATTATGGCAGTTATAAAGCAAAGTAGGAAAAATGCAGGGACATCAAAATTCAATTGGAATCTGTCTGATCAAAAAGCAGAGGCAGGAACTTATCCCGGCATCATCGTTGACATACTAGAAGTAGAGGATGTCGAGAGAACATATAAAGATGAAACAAGACAGGTTGATGTCACCCGGTTTCTCGTAGCATATACAAATGATGATGATGAGAATGTGCTCGCTCAAACATTTGAGTTTAACATCTCAGCAAACGAGAAGAGCAACCTCATGAAGTTCATCGCAAATCTCCGGGGCAAAATGCCTCCGTTTGATGGTTCTTATGATACCTCTGAGGAGATGCATAAAAAATGCATGGTTACCATTGAGGAGAGAGAATCCAAAGAGGGAATCCGGTATGGATATGTCAAATCTCTTGCTCCTATCAGCAAAAAACTTGCAGGGGCATGTCCTGACCCTGATGAGATAAAGATTCCCGGTGGAAAGAAGTTTGGTGCTTCAAATGAGGATGATGATGAGTTGCCTCCGGCAAGATCGACAAAGGTAAACAAATCAGAAGACAAGGACGATTCAGACCCTTTCTGAGATGGGACATTTCTACGCAAAAGATGGCACTCCGCATTTCGATGTCACTCCAAGTGTGGCAATGGAAATGGGGTTATTCTATTCGGTAACTGAGATACAAAAGATTGAGGCATCACCTCAGTTGGATCGGTGGAAACTGAATACTGCAATCGAGACTGCATCTAAAAACTCCCAAAGGATGGATGAAGATATGAAGACATATCAGAAACGCATCATTTCGGAAATGTACGGAGATGGGTCAGCAACTGCATTAGGCACAAAGATACATGATGCTATTGAGCATGTGTTGTCAGGTGAGCGAACAAGGGAGCAGGTTAGTTTAGACCTGCTCCCATTCGTCACTCCACCTTTGGATTACTTTGAAGAGAAAGGTTTTGAGGTAGTCGAATTAGAGAAGGTTGTGGTGAATGAGGACGAGGGGTATGCAGGGACATGTGATGTCTTGGCAAAAACGCCAAGTGGTCAGGATATAATCATGGATTGGAAGTCCACTAAAACCATACCATCAAAACCCTACAACTCACACCCTGAGCAAATCTCTGCCTATGCAGTTGCTTACTATGGGTATGAACGAGTCATGAAGGGTGAGATATGGGGTGCAAATGCTTACATCTCGACTACTGATATTTACAAGCGAGGTGAGAACAAAGGCAAAGCAAAGTTCAAGGTCTGTTCTTATAAACCATATGAGTTAGCAGAGGCATACACTCGCTTTCAGGTAGTCAATGAACTCTTCAGGATAAGGACCGGATATGATCCAAGAGTCAAGCATCGTAGCAATTAAAGGAGGCAAGACATGGGAGTTAAAACTAAAATCGGAAGTGATGGGTCTAATGCCAATAGGAGCAAGATTAGCAAGAAACAAACCTCTACCCAATTTGCCAAGGCAAGCATCAACTCAGATGGAAGCAATGGAATTGGAGCAGAAGTGGAATCAATGGATGCAGGAGAGACCGAAACGGAAAATAAAAAAACTAAGGAGTTACTCCTAAGAGCAAATGCTTTCCGGGATGGTGCTATTCAAATCTTCAATAATCTTGCCAAAGAAAAATATGATGCAGGGCAGAGGGAGCATGGTGGATTCTTAGTCGCAGATACTTCATTCCAAGACATGGAAGCAGAGGTCATTGACCTGTGGTTTTATATACAAGCAATGAAATCAAAAGTGTACATAGTCTGCAAAGATCAAAGAGACATTTTGTTTCACAACCGGGCGAAAGATACTGATCAAAAACAAACAGATTGATTGGGTGGATGTAGAGACCTGCTTGGCACTAGCAGGTCTCTACGATGACCCTGACCCAATTGGTGGAAGCAACTTCCATGTCCAATGGGATTGGAAGAATAGAGATAGAAGGGACGATAGTATGGCAATTATAGGTAGTGACCCTGTAGATAAATTTAAATGGTTGCTTGATAGGTTTGATAAGGAAGGGATGGGATATCACCTGTCCATCATGAATGCAGTAGGCATCATGAAGTCAATGAACATACCTATGGAGAAAGCAAATGCTATGCTCCATGAAGCAAGTGAGAAGGTAACAAGAAGAGACCTTCAACCGGGTGAGATTGAGAAGGCAATAAATTACTGCTACAATCAAATGACGAGTGGGAAGAGGTTTGTGAAGGCAAGGCCATCTGTTGATCGTGATATGATCGAGAGATATGCAGAGATTGGAAGCATTGAGGAATTAAGAGCAGAGTCCCAACCAATCCCAAAAGAACCTCATGAACTTTTACTCAACTTATATGATGGCAGGGACATAATTTATGTGGGCATGGAAGTATTTAAGGGTAACGCTCAAAGTGTTGATTCATTGGGTTGGGAAATGCTCCATGACATGCAATACATCTGCCCAAATCCATTAAAGAAACCTGATGCAGGTAGAATACTAATGAATATAAAAGAACGCAGATATGTAGTGTTTGAATCTGACATTGATATCCTCGCAGGTAATTGGGATGGACAGGCAGGAGTCATTGAAAAACTAAAATCAATTCTTAGACTTTCAATGATAGTTTGGTCAGGGAATAAGTCCTTACATGCATGGTTTGATTGCCGGGGACATGCCGAATCTCAGATACATAGATTTGAAAACATGGCAGTAAGATTAGGGGCAGACCCACAATCGTTAAGGATGACGCAACTAGTTAGATTTCCTTGGGGATTAAGGGACAACGGAAAGATACAAAAGGTGATATATTATGGATGATACAAGAAAGTTTTTAGAGTACCTCGCCCAACCATCAACATGGGCAAAGCAATACCCAATGGGAGATGTCCCACAAAAACCTGTAGTACATATGAATGAAGTTTTAGAGCATAGAGCAAAGCAAAGACAAACCGGGAGCATGTTGCCTCCGATAATCAGAGGATCAGATTTTCCACCACAATATGAGTTGGAACATCGTCCACCATTGGTGGATGGATTGTTCCGGGCAAAAGATAATGTCTTGCTTGGTGCTCCACCAAAGATGGGGAAGACATGGTTCTTCTCAACCCTTGCTTGCTCCCTCGCATCAGGTAGGCACTTCTGTGATCTAGAGACCAAGCAAAGTAAGGTTCTACTCATTGACTTAGAGTTACATAAAGATGATTGCTTGGACCGGATATGGTCAATTGCAGTCTCGCAAGGCATGAAGAAACCCCCTGAGGATTTATGGGTATGGTGCTTACGGGAGTATGAGTATGACCTTGAGGTATTGCTTGCTGAACTAGACTCAAGAGTTGATGAGATGGGTGGAGTAGATGTCATCATCCTTGATCCATTGTACATGTTGGGAGATGCAGAGTTTGACGAGAACAATGCCCAATCTGTAAAGCACTTCCTCAAAGGCATTGCTATGCTAAAGAATAAAAATAACTCTGCCCTTCTTTTAGCACATCACTTTAGTAAGGGAAATAAGGGCAGGGAGTCGCACTCTGACCGAATTAGTGGGTCAGGTTCTTTTCAAAGATGGCCTGACTCACTAATTACCCTTACCCCACACAAGATAGAAAAACATGCGATCATGGAAGTCACCGGGAGATCAATGCCAAATTTTCCACCAATGGTATTGAACATGACTCCACCTTCCATCAAGGCAACTGACCTCAATGTTGAGTTCAAGTAAGGGAAAGCAATTAAGGGTTGATAAAAAATTCCGGGAGATGGTGGATAAATATCCCGGTGAAGAATTTACTTTCAGGCAGATTGGAGACTTTGTTGGATTATCCCCTCAGGCAATCATGCAAATTGAAAGGAACGCTTTAAAAAAACTAGGTAAGAAGGGTGAATTATGCAGGATGTGGAAAGAGGTACAGGGTTGCTTACTAGAAGAGAGGTTGCAGACTATGTCGGAGTCTCAACTAAGACTATTGCGAGATGGACTGAGAAGAAATGGTTACCATGCATTAGGATTGGAAGACTCGTTAGGTATAAACCCTATGATGTTAGAGACCTGATCAAGAAACTTTATAATGAGTGATCATTTGGTTTGAGGTTGTCAGTAGTTGTCAATTCCATGTCCCTCTATGTCTACTTGAGTCTGCCTCTGTCTTGTTTTAATCAGGGAAACCTGACGAGAAGTGTGATGAACCCTGATTAAGAGTGAATTGCTTTGAATTTTTTTTCATTTCATAAATAGTTGATATATCAGGCATTTATGAGAATGCCTGAATTTTTTTTCATAGAAACTTGTCAATTTATTTGACAGGTCAGGGCATGATATGGCATTTTGTATGACATAATCATTTGCTATAACATTAACCCACACATCACTATGAAAGAAATTAAATTATCCGAAGTCCAAGTATGGTTCGATCAACTTCTCAAACTATGGTCAGTCACCTTCCATGATTCAGAAGGTTGCCAAATCGGAACATTCCATGACCTGTCTGATCAGTATAGCACACAACACTTTCAGTACAAAAAAGAGGCAGAGGAATTTGCCCGGTCATATCACAAACTCGCTAAACTTTCTTTCTATAAAAGAGATGGTGAACATGATTACTCAGTTGCCTGTATCTCGAAGGAACAATTACTCAAGCGTTGGTTACACGAATGCCCGGTTGATTTCAGAATCATCAACGAGGTTGCATCTAGTGGTGTAACTACCATGCAAATCTCTTTCTCACATTAATCGCCAACCCACACATCACAATGAAAGACGAAAAATTCACTCTCGCTCACGCAATCAATCATTCTTCTAGCATCCAACTGCAGGGTGTAAAACTAGGTGCTGACGAAGTCACCATTACTCTTAGCAGGGAAGGTGCTAAGAAAGTTGTACCACTCGTTTTGTTGGAGACAGAATGGTATGAAGTTCAGCATGGAACATCCAATGGCGAAAGAAAGATTAGTGATTATGATTTTCATTGCCCTAACACCGGGATGATTTTCGCAACCTACTATAAAGGCAGTTCATCTCGTGGATGCCTCACCATTAACCACAACGCCAACTAATCACATCACTATGAAAAAGACAGACACTTATTACCTTATTCAAAAAACCTCACTCGATCTCCCTAAATACCCATTCAGCGTGTACTTCAAAAATGTTAATAGCAAGGATGACGATCCTAAGTTCCTAGTTGCTACCCCAACCCTTGAGATGGCAATTGCTGAATGCAACCGGGACATGCTCGATCCACTTCGCTCAACCATCGTTATCGAGAATGTTGGCGAGTTCGCAATCTAATCCCAACCAACACATCAAATGAATGAAAAAGAATTACTCGTTTTAGATACCAATGGCATGATTGGTAAGACCTACAAAATTGATACCCTTTTGAGGTTACAAAAATGTGAGCGTATCTTACTAGAAAAAAATGAAGATTGGTTTAGTGACGATATGATCTCCATGTGGATTGATCGTGACTTTAACGATGGCAATCCATTGATGTACCCTCGCCATGCTGATTTCAAATTCTTCTTTTACAACAAAATCTAACCACTACACATCATGATCTACAAAGACTACAAACCCGTTGTTCGTTCCTTTCTCCACCAAGCACATCGTCATGGGTGGAGAGTTGCCTCTGCCACTCACGAAGAAAATGTCACCATCAAGTTTGATGAGAATCATAGTCTCAGACATGTGATGGACAAGACTCTTGACCATGTTCTTGCTACTGAACAATGCGTTGTCAGGTTGGTCCATGAAGATGGTCACAAGATTGGTGCACTCATCTTGCTTGGTAACAACCCTGATGAATTGGTTGCTGATTGGTCATTCCAAAGTGATGCCGGAGATGCTGAGTTCACAAAGATGTACGATAAGTTCACTAGCATTTGGGAAGGCAAGACAACCCCAATGAAGGAGATAGCATAATGACTGACTACAAACACGCACTTCGTCCCCGGTTGATTGCCGGGAAGTGGTCAATCCAAGGTACTGCACCCTTGCTTGGCAGAGTTCGTAAACAATACCCAACCAAAGACATTGCTGAACTTGAATCACAAAAGATGATCACTCAAGTAGGTAACCACTTGGCAGGGTCTCAGATTAGAGAGACCCTGCTTACTAAGGCACAAGAGAAGGATGCATCACTTGCCTTGCAAATCATGCAGACCGATCCCAAATTGCAAGGTTTCGGATCGTTGCTTGAGATCGTCAACTTCGCAAAATCCCGGAGCAATGGCATCCAAAATAATGTGACCCTACTTGAGGCAGGTAATACTTACATCAATGACCTGACTGCACGGGGCAGAGATGAGTCTTACTTAACTCAGGTAAGAAACAAACTTATCAGGTTACAAAATTTCTTTGATGAGGAAATGCTAGTACAGGACTTCACTAAAGATATGATCCGGGCATGGATCAGGGGTGACAATCGTGACTGCTCGCCATTCTCAGGTAAGGAAGTAACCAAGACAACTAAGACTGCTGAGTTAACATTCCTTAAAGGTTTCTTTAATTTCTGTAGGGGGCAGGATTGGATCGACTTCTCTCCTTGCGAAGGGGTTAAGTCATATGGCAAGGAAAAGGCAGAGATAAAGGCCCTCTCGCTTGAGGAAACGCAACTCATATTAGATATTGCTAAGGCACATTCTGATGAGGCATATGCTTACTTTGCCTTATCCCTGTTTGCCGGGTTGCGTCCTGAGGAATTGCGTCCATCTGATGGTGATGCTCAGGTCATGTGGGAAGACTTTACTTTCCGCACTAAGGGTGCATCCACTCTTGAGGTTGGATATCGTGTTGGTAAGGTTACATCTAGACGGGTTGTCGAATTGCCCGGTAACTTAGTTTCTATACTTAGTTCAATCCGCAAAGATTCAGGAGCAGTTATCGAGTCATCCTATGCCACATGGAGAGGCATCAAGGATTACATCCGGGCAAAAGCAGGGTACAAAGTTTACGGGCAACATTTCAAACATATCGATCCTGACCTCGCCAAGGTATCTAATCGTGCGGATCGCCCAAAATATGTAAGAGATGTCCTTCGTCACTCTGCGATCACTTACAGGTTGGAAATTGAGCAGAATAAAGATGCAGTTGCAAATTGGGCAGGTAACTCTCCTGCAGTCATTGACCAACATTACCGGGCATTGGTTAAAGGAACAAGAGACCTTGACCCAAACAGGTACGCTTTAGCGTACTTTGAATTAAGGTAAAACTTTAAGATTGCACACAAAGGGGGACTTCTTTAGTCCCCCTTTTTTGTTGGGGGTGTAACTCAATTGGTAGAGTAGCGGACTCTTAATCCGTTTGTTAGGGGTTCAAGTCCCCTCGCCCCTACCAAATTTCATGGTGACATATTTCTCCACCACTTCCATTGACTTCTCATCCCCGGCATCAAACAGATCACAAAGTTTGTGGGCAATCTCCTGAGGTACTTCCCTTGGATCGTAATGCACAACAAAGTCATGATGAGGAAAGGAGTTCATTCCCTCATGCTCCCCGGTTGTGTAGTCAAATATTACTTTACTCACTTGGTATCCTTACCTCTAGTTGACCATTCTTCTTCATAGCACCTACTACTAATCTTCTATTCGGTGCATCTTTAACTGCACTAATGAGTCGCCAAGCACTAGTAACATCATTGAATTTCTTAATCGATTTTTCAATGTCTCCCCCACTAAGTAGAGTTGTGATTGCTTCCCTGTGCTTCTTCTGTGCCTCGCTAATTTTAAAGTCTTCATGCCTCTGCCTGTAGTCAGGTATAAGTTTATCCAAGTCAACCTGCTTGTCGAATAAGAAGTCACCTCCCGGTTCTCCTAACATTACCCAATCATAAGATGTTTGCTCTCTGTATTGAGGTAACTTCTTCAACTCCTGTAAAACGAGTTTCTCATTTTCAGTCATGAACCTTGCCTGAGCAGGGTCATTACCAAGATATACTGCAAAGATTCTTTCATCTGTACCCAACTTATGTTGACTCAACTTGACTGCACCTACTGCCATGTCCGTTTCTCCACCCCTGTAGTCCATTGTCTTGTGCAAATAGGCATCAAGGTCAGGCAACCAATCAAAACCTCTAATAGAGTCGAATACGCTTGCTCGTTGGTTAAATGTCAAACCTGCTCCAAACTTCCTGAAGTCTTTTGATATCTTCGTGACATATTTATCGTTCCACCAATCTTCTTTTTGGAATTGCTCAACATACTTCTGCAGGAGGTTATTGTAGTTGTCGATCTTACCTCTTGTGTGTTGCGATTTAGCACTACCCATGAGCGACTTAAACTTTCTTTGTGATGGCGTTAGTACCCTGCCATTGTTGTCACCCATCATGCTTGCCCCAATGTCTGCCATGTGTGCGGTAATCTTCTTCTGCATTGGAGTCATGTCACCTCTCAGTTTGTGAATCTGAGTCATAACTTTCTCCATGATCAACCTATTGGATTTGTGTGCAGTTGTATCCATGTTGATGATGACTGCATAACCATTGGTTGTTTTTGCTATTCTGTTCTCTGCATTCGTAACAAAACCAATCGACATATTTGCCCACTTGGGAACAAATTTAGCACCATCAACTTCAACTATACTCTCAGCATTACTCTTCAGGAATGGGTGACTAATTCCACCCATGAACTCACCTTTGCCAATGAGTCTGTCTGCTTCTAATGGCAGAACAGACTCACCACTAATTTCTGTAATGGGTTTAACCGGGACATTAGGAATCATTTCCTTGCCCTGCCACATCTTAATGTTCTTTTCCTTGGTTGGACTAACCCAAGGCATATACATTACCTTGTCAGTATTAGGATCAAAAGTTCCTTTATTATGTACAGACTTAACCTGACGGGGATCGAGCACTACATAAGAATCACCCTCTCCTTCAAAGAGGTTCTCATAAACTAAACCATCGTACCCCATGTCCATCATACCTTCGACTAAAGTCTTCCATTTGTTCTGCTCAGATAAATGGTAATAGTCTTGGGGATACTTAACCATTTCATCCACCTCTCGCAGTTTATCGCTAAGACTATTGTAATCGCCAAGGTTTGCTATGACTTCATCAACAACTGCATCGAGGTTATCAAACTCACCAATGTCAGAAACACGCAAAGGATTTTTTATTTTAAGATAATACGCACCAATGTTCCCATCGAGTGGGTAATTTGAAAACATCAACCTGTCACGAAGTTCCTCCCTCTTCGTATACAATTCAGACAATGTTACTTTTTCGGAATCAGTAAGTTTTCTTTCAAGACTATGACCAACAAGATCGTTGATCTCGTCATCTATTTTTGATTCCAAGTCTGCCAACTCTAAATTTTTCTTTGCGTATTTGTCTGAGTAAAAATTCTTGTTAGATAAACTTTGAAGTCTGTCGCTTGCTTGCTGAAGTGAACCAAAATGGTTTCCAAAATGAGCACCTACTAACTCCCCGTTCCTGAATGCATCAAAATGTGCGGTACTAGAATGATAAACTACTAATGGATTCCCGTCCTTATCACGAACTGAAGAATCCCCAAACCAATCATCAAACAATATATTATCTTTGATTAAGTCACTTACGGGCATGTAGTTTTCAAATGGGTCACGAAATTGCATTCTGTCCCTGCTAAGTAATTCAATCTCACGAACGATTAATTCATGGTTTTCTATTTCTCTTGTCCTTTTACTCTGCAACCAAACAGGCAACTCCTGATTCTTGCTTTGTTGCATTTTAAAGTTCATCAACTTGATCCTTGATTGAAGATAGGCAACCTGTTCTTGCGTTGTCAGTCCGGGAGGTATCGTTGGGTCTTCACCTTGCTTGGTGAAGAGTTCTCTTTGTAATGATAGTACCTGCTTATCAGGTCTGCCTGATGGCATATATTTGATGTTAGGTTGATACCCCCACTCTTGTATTGAGTTGCCCTCAGAAAACAAATCAGATGCCTTTGCTTCTGTTTCTAAAATTATGTAACCGGGTACACTTCTCTCACCATGCATCTTTGCATAGTCTCTCGTGATCGATACCCAATCACCAACATTTATTTTGGTTACATTAGGAGGGACTGCACGATAGACCTTCACCATTGCGTCCGGGTTGTCTCTTAGTCTTGCGACTATCCTGTGTGCCTCCACATCGCTTTTATCTCCACTTGTGTAGTACCTGATACCCTCAGGACTATAGAAGTCCTCAGGGTATATATTTTCTAAATTATCCAAGGAAGCACCTTCGTATCTCTGAGGTGCAGTATGACTTCCTCTGTATGATAAATCATTATCTTTTGGTTGATACCTAACTGCAGGTCTGTAGGGAGGTTTACTAATTGGTAAACCCTGTAAAGTTTCTGTTGGTACTTGATGAGATGATGGCAAAAACTTTTTAAGTTTAGTTATATCTGCATTTCTTAAATCTAAACCAATAATTCTTGGGTTGTTTCTTCGTGGAGTAAAATGTTTACCTTGTAATTGATCTGCAGTTGCCATCAAACCCCTACGGATCGGTGCTCCAATTGCCTTCGATATCTTTTTAAATATCGTAGGCAATTCTTTGTCATAAAAATTCTGTAAGGCAGGGTGTTGAATGTCTATTGTAAGTGCATCAGCAATTTCGTGACTTTTGTATATTCTTCCACTTTGTATATTAGGTTCTTTCTTATCTCTACCTGCATACAATGGGTCTTCGATTCCATCAGTAATCAAACTTCCCCTATCTTGTACTCCATCAAAACGAGATGCACTTTCATTGTAAGTATCAAAATTTTTGTTCTTAGACCCGGTCCTTAAAATATCTCCTGCAAGTCCTTTAGGTATAACCTCGTCAAGTTTTTTACCAACAACTGACTCTAAAAATAATTTGTAAGGATCATATTGGGCAGATGTCTGTATAGTTTGTGCAAATTTAAATGGTGCATCTGCAGTTGCTTGACCTAGTATTACACCTGTTTGATTATCTACAACCACATGAATATGTCTTGCATTAGGGATGCCTCCTCTTGTTTCAGAACCATAGTCATAAAGTCGCAAGTTCCTTAATTGAGTGCCTGTTTCTGCATTAAAATAATCACCATCAATAACCTCTACTCTTCCTATTCTTTGCGTATGACCTGCATATCTTGCGTTCTGCTCATACCCATCATTGAAAGTTATAAAGTCATACCCTGATGCCTTGGCATCCATTATCTCGCTTTTAACAAGCAAGGTAGGCCAAGAATTGGCATATGGATACTTGGGGAATAACTTCTCATTCCTATCTCCTTTTCCTGCGACAATTAGGTCTTCCATTGATGCTTGGTCTGCCATCCAATCATCAAATGTCCCCTTCCCGTCCTTGCGATAGGGATAATAATTTTCACTTAAATCGTCTTGGAATTTTACAACATTATCATTTGCCCAATCGTAAACATATATTTGACCACTCTGATCCTTATATACACTTTTATGATAAACATCCTCTCCTGTTTTTCTGTCTTTCAGGTAGGCATCATACTCAGTTAACCCACTAACATCGTAAGTTCCATCAGGTACGGGTTTTGGATTTGCTAACTCAGTAGATAAATCATTATGACTCAACACCCGGTTGTGTTCTTTGTATCCAAACTTTTTACCCCTTTGATGAAGGTCAGATTGTAACTCTTCGATGTGCCTTGTTGTAGTTTTTTCTGCCTCTAATTGGTATGGATTTTCAGTACCTTCTTCCAAGAACCTAACCTGTCTTTCTGTTGTTCTTGTATGAGCAAATCCATTTTGAGCACCTTCAAAGTGAGGTTGGTTGAAAACCAAATCTTTATTTTGACTTACATTTTGTCCTTTCCTGTATGTGTACTTTCCACCCCCATCAAATATGTAAATCTTTTCTTCGTAAAACTTATGATCACCACGGGTTACATATTTAGGAAACTTAGGTCTTTCTTCGGTCTCTAAAAGATAATGCCTATCTACTCCATTTTGATAATTATCTTTCCTTCCGTTATACTTGACCCCGTCATAAATATAAAATGCTTGCTCGTTCAGATGATAGTTTGGATTGTCTCTTGCTCTGTCTGATATCTTTTTATACTCAGCATAATCAACTTCCGTTAACAAAGCGTCATCTAACCCCTTGATTGGGTTTTGAAATCTCGCAAAAAACTCAGTCAGGTGCTCTACGGGGATATCATAATTAGAATAAAAATTTCCATACTCATTAGTAAGAGGAACAATTTTGCTAATCTCATCAAGGTATTTACCTAGCATATCGTTAACTTCCATTTGCTCCCTGTAAGAGTAGTTTAATTGCTTTACATCTGAGTCAGCATCATAGGTTTTCCGGGAGACCATATCCGGGTGATAAATAAACTCCCCTACAGGAACTAATGAGTCTGTTTCTGCTATGTCATGGATGTCATAAGCAACCCATGAGTCAGGATCATTATCAAAATCTTTTTGTGTATATATTGTTTCTTGTAAGTCTTTGTAACGCCCATCAGAATCAGGAATATTATTTAGTCTTCTATATTCCGCATTCCAATTTTTTGTAATGCTTGGCATTCCCATCTCTATATCACCTGCATAAATTCTTTTCTCAACCTCATCTATCGCATGTTTCCTAAACATTTCTTTAGTCATTGGTTTCCTTTTTAAAACCAAAAGGTTGAAGTTCCTAGTTTTATAAAACCTTGTGTCTTCAGGTATTCTTAATCTGTCATTAGATCGATAACTGATATGCATCCTAAGAGGATTATCTTCAATCATATCTATGACATCTTGTTTAGTCATAGATTTTCTTAGATGAGGAACTTCAGGGAATAAAATATCGGTAGTTGTTTTGGTGCTAAGATCAACCTCAAGTTTACCTACTGCTTCAGGTTCAAGTATTGGTTCACCTAACTTGTTTTTCTTTAACTCAAGTCGCCCTGTTTCTTTGTTTTTAACAAAATTACCAAAGTCCTCAATCAATCCGTACTCCCGTAATTCCTGTAATGCACCGGGAGTCTTTTTTGCTCTATCTACTAACTGCTTTGGTTGAAATTTTTCAGGCATGTCATTTAACATCTCAATGACATTGCTTTTCATTTGCTCATACGGATCGGTCACCCTGAGAGGAGTCTTTTCAGAAGATGGCATATACTTCTGAGTTGGACTAAGTTTTGCCCCCGGCATGGGCATCATGTGGTTTGCGATCCTGCTTATATCAATGTGCTTACCTCCACCCTGTTGCTCCATTGTACCTATCCGATCAATTCTGAATGATCGGTAGGTAGCAATGCTTTCTGCCCTCTTCATGCCTAACCCCTCGAGGGCAGGGTTAAGAGTTACATGATGCTGATTGACTGCACCAAACCCTGCATTCAACCAATTTGCTTGCTCCTTGGTAATGCCTGAACCTTCTGATCCATTTACGATCCCCTCCATGTGATTGGACAAATATTTGTCGTACATATTTGCCCAATTCATTTTGACCTGATCTTTGTCCTGACCTCCGAATGCTTTGGAAATTTCCTGAAACCTGCTCTTTTTATTTAGGAGCATATTTAGGTTCTTATTTAGGTCATTTAATGAGATGGCATTTATGATTACATTTTTATCTTTGGTGATTGTAATTCCATATACTGCAGTATCTCTAAACTTACCCCTGATGGTCTTGTATTGTTTGCCTCCCCTGCCTGTAGCAGAGTAATAAAACATTCTAAACTGATTGCCTATAGAATCCATAGGCACACCTGATTGCATTCTTCTTCCTGCCTGAGATGCCATCCTAAGGAATCTAATTTGCTCCCGGTTGTACCTGCCTGACATCTCAAGTTTATCAATAACTCTTTCGTTTAAGAACCTGCCCTTGTAATACTTCCTGCCATATCGGTCCACTCCTGCCTCAACCACATGACCTTGGTCAACATCAGGTAAAGAATCTATTGCGTCCTGTAAGTCCATTGCCATCTTGGACTGAATCAAGTCTGCTTCTTTGGGTGAATAGAACTTTGGATTACCAAACATATCAGTCACAATGTTGCCCTCTGCGTCTGTACGCATGATGCCCCCATTGTTAAATAACTGACCTACACCGGGAGTCTTTAAAATATCTTGTGGGTTAACAACAATTTCGCCTGTTGTATCATCATTAATGGGATACCAATCCTCAATCTCTCCTCGATGTGTTCTTGCATTCTTTCTTTCAAAGTCACGAATAATTTTATTTAACTGCTTTGATGGTTTGATATCTTTAAATATTCCTCCATCCACATGTATTGCTCCACCAAACAGAGTGGTCATGTCCTTAATAAATGGAGTACCTGAGATGGTCTCCCATAAACCAACCAAACCAAGTTCGGGCAATGAGTAACCGATATCCTTTGATGATTGCCCGGTTAAAATTCTCTTTGCTTGAATGTCTGTAAATATTTCCTCACCAATCAATTCACGATTATTTTCATATTCGGTGATCATGTTCTGTCTGACCCCCTTAGATGCCTTTAGTTTGGAAATGTATTCTGCCCTTCTCCCTGCAAACTCTTCGTTCGTATCGTAATATGGAACTCCATTATCATCCTTGATAATGACCGGGTCATTTATGTTTGGTATTTCTTTGCCTGACTTATCTTTGAGGATGTTTCCGTTTGCATCCTTCATCGGATGAAACCTTGTGTACATACCAACCTTGCCGGATAAGGCATCACCAAACAATGCGTCCATTATCGGTTTGTGCAGGTTATACCTTTTAATGTGATGACCAATTTCGTGAGCAATTGCCCCTGCCAATGGTTCAGGAGAATTAACATTCACCTCAATGTAAGATTGTCCATCAGGAGTGATTTGGTGACTCCCTCTTGTGTCCTTAATATCTCCATCCACAAGTTCAATTATTGCATCAGGATACCTAATCTTCATTTGAGACAGAACGACTTGATCGTCATACCTGAGACGATCAAAGAGTCCTAGTTCTCTCTCGCTACCAAGTTCTTTTATTTCATTCCTGTACCTTTGAACATCTCCTCTTTGCTTTATCTTGAGTGATGCCATCGAGGTAAACCTAAGAAGTTCACCTGCAGTTGCACCCATTGCAAGGAAAGGTAAGGATGCCCCAATTCCCCCTGCCATGCCTTCCTCTCCACCAATTGCATAACCAAAAGCACCTGCTACTGCAGAACCTGCTACTAATGCTTTTGCTTGCCTCCCGGTAAAGTTTGCTACCTTACCAACACCTGATTTATCTACAAACTTAGCAACATTTTGAGTGCCTTTCCCAATATTTTGAAGACCCATGAAAGACTTGTCTTTGCCTTTGTAAAAGACATCTTTCATAGCATCGTAAGTGTTGTAGAAAGAAGCACCCTTGCTTCGATCAATTATAATTTTTGACAAAGCAGGGTCTTCAAGTGGCATCCTCTGCATCATCATGGATGGACTTATTTCGCCCGGATTGGAAACTATGTGTTTCCCTAAATGTCTAAGTGCAGTTCCTCCTGCTTGTAGCATTCTAGGAGTCATCAATATTGTAGCACCGATACCTAAGTTCTTTAAGTCATCTAAAGTAAACCCATCTTTGAACTCATTGAACCCAATCATCCCTGCAGTAAATGCTCCTGATGCCTTTACAAAGTTGCGAGCAACATCCTCAGATACATTGCTCGCCTTCATTACCATATCAACTGCCGTCTCATATGGATACTTGGCAAGAACCTCTAAGGTTCTGCCAAGAAAATCAGCAGTTACTCCTGTGGCGGTTAAAGTCTTAGATGCAAGGTCATCTACTATACCGGGTTTAAGAAGGTCTTCATTTATCTTTGCTAGTTTACTACCTAACTCAGTTGCTTCCTTTTCGGATGTTATAATGCCCTTGTTTATCTGATCCTTCAGTTTGCTTCCGTTAGCACCTAACTTTGTCCCATGCTTCTCATATAGACTTGAGTAATATTTGTACTTCGCACTATTCCTAACTGCATTTGCATGTGCTTGTTGTGCCTTCCTGATTGCACCTATTTGGAATTTACTAATTCCCTTTGCTATTCCTGCGGTAACCCCAACTGAACCGATCCCTGCAGGGTCTAATGCGAACTGCCCTGCTAATACTTGATCTGCATCAGGTTTTAAGACTCCGTTTCTAACTGCTACCTCAACTTTTTTATCATCAAAAACACGGGCAAAGTTTTCAGCACCCTCTTGCATCACATCCATACTATTCTGCTCTGCCTTCAGGTAGTTAATTTTTGCCTTTATCTGATCATCTTCGTTATCAATTTTTGACCAAGTTGTGACAGGGTAACCTCCTGTTGAATCTACATTAGCAACATATTTGTCGCCTGACTTATATTCTCTTTTGATAACCTCTTTAAGGAGTTCATAACCCCCTACTAATTCTGCAAGCGATTGATATAATGTTGCCCGTCCTTTAGTGTCGGAATACTCATATGCTCTCCTTGCTACCTCCTGCCTAATCTCTTGGTCCTGAACATGTAGGCCAACGCTTCCAAGTGCCTCCACCATAAAGTCTTCACTATTTTCATAGTTGCGATCCGTATCTTGTGCCAAAGATAAAAGTTTCGCTGAAGCAAGTTTTATCTTTTTCATGGTATCATCTGATACCCCTTGAGTATCAAATTGATACTTTGGGTTGGTTACGCTTTCAACCTTGTAACCACTCCCGGTCTTAAATGATGTGTAGGACTCCTGTAAAGCACCCTCAGACTTGCCTATATCCAAAAGTCGATTCCTACCTAGTGTTGAGTTTGTAAAGGTCTTAGAGATGCCCCTACCGGCACTCCTTGCCATATCTGCAAGTACATCCAATAATTCAACATCTGAATCATGCTCGAAAAAGTCATGCTTGTATGCATCAATAACCAAATCCTCCATCCCGGTAGGATTATCTTCACTATAAAGAGAAAGCATTTTGCGAGGAGTAACCAAAGGTTGCCCCTGCTCATCAGTCCCTTTCTTTAGTGCATCATATATATCTTTTGATGAAGGTTGGTACTCAAAGTTGAACTCACGAAAAACTCCAAGTTCTTCGCTTTCGATGCGAACAGGATATGTCATACCCCTATTTTACTATTTTATTTAAAGGTGTAGACGAAAAGGGGTTACCACTACTTGTAGTTGTAGTTGGTTGCGTTGCATTTGCATCTCCACCTAAATTTATACCTGAAGGCATGGGAGGAACAAACCCCTGCATTGTTCCATGAGTTGTACCATATTCATATCTCTTTGCCTCTAGGTCTGCACTTGCTTTGACCTTTTGAAGCAAATCTCTAACCTTTATTAAGTTTTCTTGGTCAGAACCCGTTGGGTTGTAACCCCTCCTCATAAAGAGGTCACCTTCCTTTGCGGTAAACTGAGCACCAAGGGTTTCCCTAAGGTTTAATTGTATAACTGATTCAACTGCCTCCTTTAATGCCAAACCTCCCTTATTTAATGCGTTTTGCATTATTTCAGGAAGGAATGACCTTGCAGTCCCTGCAATGTTCTCCCCGGTTGCGATTGCATTTTCAATCTGACCTATTGCTCTCTCTAATTTTGCAATATTAGATTTAGCAATGTTTGGGTTGTAAGTAGCAAAATTCTTACCTGCCTCTGTATCCATTGCCTGTTGCATTGGACTCATGTTTGCAAAAGGATTTTGCGATCTTCCTCCAAACTTTTGGTATGCATCAAGAACACCCTGATCACTCATTGCTTGGGCAGTATCAGCAGGTAAGAACTTAGAGAAATCTCTCAATCCTCCTTGTGCCATTGCCCCCCGGATTGCCTGAGCATCTTTAGCAATCCTTGTTTGCTCTGCTTGCATTATATTCTTTTGGTTTTGAATGTTTTCCAAATTGGCCTGAGCAAACTTATTCTGAGAATCTGCCATCATCCTATTGATGTCTGTTTGCTGAACTTGATTAGCAAACTTCTGCAGATTCAAGATTTGATCTTGCTCAGTCTTGCGTTGGGCAACTTCCATTGTTTTCCTCTCAATGAATCCGGCAAGTTCTCCTCGAGACATTGATTGTGCCTCCCCTTTCTCCATCCCGTATCCCTGTGCAAGCAACTCAAGTCTTTTTTGATCTTCAGCAAGTGCTCTTGACCTTTCTCTGCGATCCCTGTCTTGCTCTTTCATTCTATCAATGAAAGACCTTGCTTGCATTGCATTAACTTGAGGCACTCCACCCCCTGAAAATTGTGTGTTAAAATAACTCATGATTGCAGTTCCTTTAGTGTTTTAAGTCCATCAAGTGTAGTCGATGCTCCCCCGGAAACTGAACTACTACTTTTGTTTGCCATAGCAATGTTGGCATTGTTACCAAGAATTGAACTGAAGTATGATGAAGTAGGATCATAATTTAGACCTTCGGTACTTCCATAATAGGTTGATGCCTCTGCAGTATTAGAACCTGATAATCCGAATGCTCTCGTAGGATCAAAGGTGTTACTATTAACAACCTGATTTGTTTGTGTAACTGCATTTCTCTCATCTGTCATCAACCCAAGTAATGCTCCTTCATCCCTAGTTAATCTATCCCTCATTGCATTGCTTGTGTTTAAAATAGACCTGCCCAATCCCCCGGACCGAAGATATGCTTGGTTCTGCAAGGATGGGTCAACAGAAGTAAGTGCACTTGCAGTTATATCCCTCAACTCATCACTCTCTAACCTGCCCTGATTGGATACTCTCCTGCTTATGGAGTCCTTTAGTAGTTGTCTTGTTGGGTCATTCATTAACCCCATTGATCTCTCAACAATTGCTTGTTGGTCTGCAGTCCTGAAATCTTGAGGGGTGAAACCCATTCCCCCTTCATACTCAGGTTGATAAAACTTACGGGCAAGATCAAGACCCCTCTTGGTAATATTTGAGTCAATCTCAAATAGGTTGTTACTACTCCGATTTAATTGACCTAGTTTTGAGGTCTCATATCGAATTGCTTGAGATATTGGACTCGTTGGATTTTGATCAGCAAACTCTACTAAAAATTGATCCGCAGTTAGGTAGGGATCAATTTTCTTTGCCTCTTCATATGCCAACTGCAAGGCCTCCCCCATCACCGGGTCATTAAAGAAATCCCCTGCAAGTGAACCAAATTGAGTTCTGTATGATGATAAGTTTTCAAGGTCTATCGTGCGAGGCATGTCACGATAACTTGCATCTATGATATAATCCGCAATGACCGGGTTAGTTATTGCAATGGTATCTTCCTCAAGTGATTTTTGGGTATTAATCTTTTCGGCAATTGCATCATCCTCAGACCAACCAAATATTTGATCTAGTCCTTCATAAATTAATGCTCCCCCCAAGATTGCAGTTAAAACTTTTTCTGAGTCTTCTAGAAGATCATCAAAAAAACCTTTTTCTTCTGCCTCTTTTTGCTTTGCTTCAAGTTCCTCTTTTGCTCTCTTTATGCCATCAACCTGTAGTTGTGCTTGTTGGACAGAAAGTTGCAGGAGTAATAATGTACTGCCATTTGTTTGGTCAGGACTATTAAGTGCGGAATCATATCTTGCTTCCAATAAATCAAGTCTATTTTGCCTATCTGCTAACTCAGCATCAATTTTTGCTACTTGACTATCATACAGAGTTTGAGACTCCGCAATCTGCTCATCAGACTGACGAACAATATCCTCCCCTCCTGTTGTTGTTTCTTCAGTTACTTCAGGAGTTACGCCCGGAGTTGCCTTGTATTCCTTTGCCTTCTCAATTACTTTTTGCGTATCAATAGTTGGTGTTGTACTACCTCCTGAACCACCTAGGTTTAAGTTAGTTGTACCTGTATTGATTGTTGTTAAACCATATGCTGTCATCTTAATCTTGGGTTGAAATTGTTATTATCCTCATGGTTGGTCTGAATATAACCAATCGACAAAATTATTTACTTCCGTTTGTATGGCAGTATCTACTGAAACATCAGCAATAGTATCAGGTAATATCCCGAAACTATATCCTCCAAAACTCATGTCCGTACTATTATCAAAAACAAACCCTTGCTGATAATCGTTGAATAAATCTTCTGTCGATGTTGGTTCGTAGAAAGATGTATCAATGTTTTCATAATCACTAAAAACATAATCCGATAGATCATTTGCATCTGCATAGTCCCATGCAAGTTGCCCTAAATAATCACTAAAGGGGTCATTCCCTTGCATAATGTTATTATCTACTCTACTTAGTATCGTATCAATACCATCAGGTAATTGAAGTGTGTAGTCACCTATTTGGGTATCATCAATTGTTTGTTGTAACTTATAAATAGTTAAGTCTCTCGCAATTGTTTCTGCGAAATCATCAAATTCTGACTTATTGGCGATTGTTTTAATGCTCAACCCCATCTGCTTTGCGGTTTCATCATCAACACCAAGACCATCCTTGACGCTATTGTACTTTGCTAACAATGCCTTTATGCTATCTTTGCGTCCATCCTGACCCATTTCCAAAACATCCTGATAGGTGTATTCAGGAATTTGATCTAATATATCGTTCAACTTTTGTTGCTTCGTTTTTGCACCGGACCTGATGTATGGTTCAGAGGCAAGTATGGTATATCCTGCAGGGATTTTAAAACCGATATCGTACCAATCATAATTTGATGTGTTAGGTCCATCATCAATCTGAAATTTCCCCCCGTTACCCATATCAATAGAACCCTTACGATTATTCGCTAGTGCTTCTATGATTCGTTGTGCCGGACTACCCGGACTTTCACTATAATAATACCCCCAACTGCCTCCTACTTTATAATACTTCCCTTCCCGACTTGGCAAATTCCTTGCTTTTTTGTCCATTGCCCAACTTTGCTCTGTAAACTGCTCGTCCCTAACTTCTTGGGCATAGACAGGTTTCCTCTCTAACCATGCCTCACTAGCAGTCTTTGCATTACCCTCAATAAAGTCTAGAGTTTCTTGTGCTAATTCTTCATTGTACCCTGAGTATTCTCCGATCCAATAAAGGTCACCATCATTTGTCCATTCCCTACTGAATGTGTCTTTAAAACCTGAATCAACAAATCTTTCTGCACCATCAAGTGTTGCACTCTGCACTCCATTATAAATATCTAAAACATCAGGTTCGATGTAGTATTCCCCTAGCATTTTCTTTAGGTCACCTTGGTTACCATCAAATGCCATATTTAAGTCTACTTTGCTTTGGTCTTTTACATCATTTATATCAATCGGTTTCGCTAAAAATGTTGTGGGGTCTATGACAAAATCATCAGGAAGTTTAGTTCCGGAATATATGTCTGAATGATTTAAAAATGGATTATTGTGAGGGTCTTTTGCCCACTCCTTGAACCGATCAATATTTTCCTGACCATATTCTATCTCAGCAACTTTCCTCCCGTAATCACTAGTCCATAATTCTGATCTTCCCTGTAGTACACTTGGGTCACTTATTGACTGAACTGCGAGTTGAAAAGGCACACCTGTTTCAACCATGTCGTCAATCAGGTTCTTAGTGATATCAGGAAGTTTTTCGTACCTTGTATTTGCCTCTTTTCTTTCTTCGGTAACAAATAAATCTTTTATATCTAACAGAGACTTTTTTAACTCCCCTGTGGGGTTACTCCAAATTAATGACTCAGGGTCTTCATTGTCTGCACCTCCGGGTAGATAATTTCCAAAGAATGTTTTATCAACATATTCATACCCTTCACCAAGTAAGTTTGCAATTGTGTCCACAAAAGCAAGAGGAAGTTGGGCGGTTTCGCTTACTGCCTTACCAACCTTTGTGTCAATCACGGGTTCTAATAACTTATCATAAAAAAGTTCTGAACCATCCCTAACCCACTCACCAATTAAAGTATCATTTAACCAATCTCCTGACTTGTCGATTGCTTCAGTAATTTTCCTTGCTATGGGGATATCTCCATACTCAGAGTCCTCATCTTGCGACAATGCATTAGCAGTCATTATCAACCCGGCAATTGGGTTTGCCCCTGCAATCCCTAAGGTTGCTCCTGTCTCAAATAGATTTCCTAAACTGAATGTTTCACCAAAGTATTTTTGACCTCCCCCTCGAGGGTTATCGGTCATATTGGCAAACATTTGCAACTTATTATAAGCATCAACCCCCTCGCTGAATGCATTAAAGGTTTCAGCAGTCTTTATGTACTCAGGGGCATAATCTAAATTATTTAAAACAACAGGTTGTAAGGCACTTAAAGCAAGGTAACCTGCACCAACACCTGTATTTAATTGGTTTCCTGTCTCAACAAAATTATTGTTAAAAGCATTCGGGTCTTCACGCAATATTGAGTCCTGCCCCATACCGGGCAGAGAAGTTAAATATTGCTTTCCGAATGTAGACATGAAAGTTAAGCAGGAACTTCAATAGGTGGAGGAACGGAACTATGTTTAAATTCCTCCACATCGGATGGGCATTCTATGCAATCCAATTCGGTAATGAAGTTCCCTTCATCATCTGTATTACTACCATTGATATAATTATCGTCATTTCTTTCGCCAATAACCAACCAATCGACTATATCGGTGCAGTCTGCATTCTCGCATTCTATGTAAAGTTTATTACCTTCAACTCTACCCTTAACCCTATCCCAACCTGCATTGTTTTGTACAAAAACTTGTACATCTTTTACCAACTTTACAAAAGTTCCTTCTGCCATATTCGCATTGTCATCAAGATTTACCGGGTCAGCACCTAATGTGTGCTTACCCCGGTAAATTAAATCACCCTTGGGTGCTTCAACTGCACAATGTTGTAAGTCTTTCCCTTCTAGTACAGGATGGCATATTCTAAAGTTCTTAGTCCCTGAAACACCAAAATCCCCAAAAACCGCTAAATCACTAGGATATGCAGTAGAACCAATATTTACTCTATTGGTTAATCCTGACGAATTTAGTGCCAATATTTCAAATATCTTGTAGTTCCCTATTGGATACCAAGACCTTAAAAACCAACTATATGCGGTATCAGTAGTATCATAAGCAGTTACCTGAATAATAGGTGACTGATTTGCTTGGCGTGGTTGAGGGTATAACCACATGAACTCTCCCCTAAATTGATAGGAAGTTGTTTTATCTGCCTCAGAACTTGACATGAAAAATTTAAGTCCCTCATAATTTGCATCAGTATGTGTGTAAGGGGCAATTGATGGTGAACTTATCGACATCAATTGACTATTTTCATCTAAATAGTTAAAAGTTATTTGGTGTTCATTATTTGGTGAGTCCGCAACAAAAATAGTATTATTACCAATCTGAAAAAAATTGGATGTGAAAAGATTTGCACCACAATAAATGTTTCTTGATGAAGAAATATCTTCAGTTACTTTTATGCCATATTTTTGACTCCATGTCCCATTAACTTGGGTACTTGTACTTTCATCAAAACCTGTCAGGTTAATGTATTTGGCCTGAATCCCTGACTGCATTGTCAATGCACCATTTGTATTGGAGAATGTAGATGTACCTGTTCCCGGAGTTCCAAACTGAACTTGACCCGTGTAAGCAATATTTCCACTAAAAGAACCATCAACTTGTAGGTTTCCCTTTATGTGGGCATCATTTGTCTCTAAATTACCTGACTCCATTTTGAAGTCACCTGTCTGCATTACTATTGCCCCGGTGCTCCCATCAATGGTTGTTTGTTGCCCTTGAACTCCTGCAACTACTCCACCCTCAAATAGGATGTTTAAAGTCCCAATCATGTCAGTTTTGGCAAGTCTTTTAATTTGAGATGTTGATGTGTCATAAATCAACAAGAAGTCACTATCATCCACATCCGATCTTGGCATAATTGGATGCCCCATTATTGCACCCTCAATGCTATCCTCAGAAAGATGAGATGCCTTGATTACACCATCATTGATGGTAGCATCTTCAACTACTTTGTTTAAGTTGTTTGCAGTTACTAATTGCCCGTCTGCAAATGAGAATCCCGGTGTGATATCGCTCATGTTAATTCCTGTTAAATGTTTGCCTTAATCCGTCTCTTGCCTCCAAGACGATTCTCTTAATTTTTACTAAACTTTTATAAATATATGCCTCAAACTTTATAGACTCCCCGTGAATTTTGGTTTGCACTCTTTGATTAAATGTCCCGTCTTTTTTTATCTCAGTAAGGAATGCTAATTTATCAGGGTTATCTGAACTAATATATAAATCCCTCGATGAATCTTCGGTTGGGTTTTCATCTAAATTCTCACCTGAAATTTGAACTCTACGAACAAGTTTATTTCCAAAAGTATTAAATCTGTAACCTCTTGTTACTACCCAATTAGTGACACCAAAATTCCCATAACCCCTATTATATACATCTTCAACACCATCTAGACTTTCTAATTCAAGAATGCCCTGCTCCCAATTGAATGCATATATCTTTGACTTCCCGGAATCGCTTAATTGACAAACTTTTGTGATGCCCGGTTCATAATAATCTATGGACTCCCATTTAGAGAGAAGGGTGTTGTAAACTAATGCTACACTTAAATATTGATAATAGGGTATCGCTAAATATGTACTGCTAAAAACATATAGTCTACCTCGATTGAAAAATAATTGTGTTGTATCAAAGTCACCCCAAGATTCACTAAGTAGTAAATCTTGAATGTCACTACTTAGTGGGACATCAGTAATTCTTATCGCTTGCGGAGGTAACCCAATAGCACCTTCCCCTTTTCCACTCAAAGTCAATGCATATAAACCTTGGTTTGATAAGAATATAACTTCTTTACCGATTATCTTTTTGCATCGATTATTAACGCAACCCATTTGGTCTGAAATTCTAATAATCGCTAATGACCCCCCCTCATCTGCAGGTCTTAAAGAATAAATTCCGTTTACTATAAAAACGGAATTATCTTTAAACACAACTAACGAGTCATCTACTAATGGTTCAAGTGCGGTTATTTTAGACCCGTCTTGTGACCCAATAGTCAGTTTATTGTAAATTGGGAAGTCATGCGTGGATAATGGACTTGAAACTGCAATATCATGCCTTCCCGTAGGGACAATGAGTCGATTTCCTGCCCATGATGCAAAGTTCCCCGGTGGACATTGATCCTCCAAAGAATAAACAACCGCACTACTACTTAGAAAACTACTAGTCGCCCAATTTGGTCTTTCGCTATTATCGCATGTTTTGAGTTCAACTTCTGTTCCATTGATTGCAGAGACCTTATAAACACCCAAGTCAGTAGAAACTGCCTTTAGTACACGAACTTTCTCTCCAACACTAAAAGATGGGATTTCATGTAATGTCAGTTTTCTGACTTCACCTTCTTGTGCATCTATTGAAAAAATTCTCGATTGTTTCCATAAGGCAAATTCTTTTTTGCTCTCAGTATACTCACCTCGATTAATTAAACTATATTGGGGTTTTTCTTCTAATCTTGCAACTTGCTTGCCCAATATTGCAGAGGCATCTAAAGAAAAAGGTAAAGAAACTGATGGGTTATGGAAACACATTGTTGCTACATTTGTCTGTAGCAAAAATCCATTATCATTATCACTTGTTAACCAAGATGGAGGGTATTTTATTTCAGTTAAATTACCAAATACTTTACTATCATGGATATGTGCATTTTTATTACCTGAAAGTAATAATTGTTCTGATGTCCCATCATTATAGGAAATCATATCAAGAACTTCAGCAGGGTCATATGTTATATGCCCGGTTATCTCCCCATATGATTGTATGGAACGGGAAGTTTTTCTTGGTTCAATAACCCCCTTATCTAATCGGACATTCTGTGCATAAGACAACATGCCGGGTTGTAAGGTATCTGCATCATACCTTGTGGCAAACCCTTTGAAGACTTCGTCACCATCAATAATGGTTGGGTCATCTGACTGACCATATTCTTTATATCTCATCCTTGCGTTTCCACATTCTGTACAATCTCCAAATCATGTAAGCACATGTAAGCACACCTGCCATTGTACCAAAAAAAGAATTAGCAAACGCCCAAGAAGTTCCTGTGCCTACTGCCCCGATTATTAAAGCATTATCACTCATTTCCACTTTTTATGTCTTTAATTTTTCTCCCAAGGTGACGGGTGTATACAATTGGGATTAGTATGTATAAACCAAATCCAACCCCCACTATTAACAATAAACTTTTTATTCCATCCAACGCTTTCGTGACCCAACTTTTTTGATCCTCCATCTGAATCTTGACCAACTTCTCCACATCTCCTTGAGTTAAGGCAGAAATAGTTTGTTGTGCCTCCTTGTTCCGATCCAATTCGTGTACCAATTGTCCTACCCCTGCTCCCAAAGTACCCCCGGCAACTGCCCCCGGTATCCCTCCGATTGACCCAATACCTGCTCCGACTCCCCCTCCGATTGTCGGAGCAAAGGACTTTATTGAGCAGGAATTTAACAATAGCAGGATGCATATTAAAAATGTAAAGTGCATGACATAATTAGGGTCTGCCTATTGTTGCAAATGTTGTTAGACCTGTGTCTACTACCGGATTCGCTTGGGAATTAGAACTACCCAAAAGTGCAGTTCCTATTCCACCTCTTCCATCACCCCACATATAAAATTCGTTATTATTTAGATGTCCATTTCGCCCTGTTGTTACTTTAATCTTTTTGTAGGTAATTGGATTCCCATTATAATCTGTAGCACTAAATGGCCCACTAATTTCTCTAATAATTGCATACTCACCACCACTTGTTGAGTAATACCATGAAAAATAATTTGAGTGTGGCCCGGTTCTAACTACAATATCACCTACCTCCTCAGGTCTGCCTAGTGAGTTGTTATATCCATGCCTAGTGAATGACTCCAATTGTTCAAGTGTGTATGTATAATTAGAATTATATCTAAAATAATCTTCAGAGTCCGGTGTTCCATCACCATCTTGATCAGGTTGAGGTGATAAGTTTTCTTGTAAATCTACCCTGACCAAATTTTCATAGACTGCATTTGGTCCATAATACAAAACATTATTGAAAACATAAGTATAAGACCCATCACCTCTTTCAAACTTGTATTTTGCTACACCATAGTCATAACCTTGGTATATTAAGTATTCTCCTACGGATACACTAGTGTCATTGCCACTACCATCTGCTAATACCCAATAGTTGTTGGCAGTAACTTTTACTATACTGCCAACACTTAGGTTTGAATGACTATAATAAGTATCATCAAAATAATCATTTTGAAGCGTTGCAAGTGTTTGAGTGTATGAAGGATTATTTATGAAATAATCTGTATCATCCGCAACTCCATCTGAATCACTATCAGGAATTGTTGTTTGCTGACCATCAGGAACAACTACCTCATAATTCGTTCCTCTCTCATCTTGACCAACATACCTAGTATTTGTGTCACCATATTTATCAATTGTGTCCCATAATAATGTATTTGTTCCGGCAGTACGGGATTGTCTGATAAGCAAATATTCACCAACATACTGATCGGGTCTGTTAGGAGATGTTATCTTGATAACTGACCCTACTCCTATAGTGCCAAGTGGGTCTAATACCCAAGCATTCAACTCTTCTTCGGTTTCAGGTCTCAACCCGGTGTGATCCCAATAATTATTTACACTATCATCATTTGCTCCCCCAAAGAAATAGTCATGGTCATCCCTCACCCCATCTGAATCAGAGTCGATGGGTACACCCCTGATTTCCCAATTCCTTTGGTCTGTTGTGGGAGATGATGGACCATTTGCCATGCCAAGCAAAGTCTCAGGCATGATTGACCCATTCCTTGCTCTCATTCGATAATTTACATTTGGAAAAACCCCATCGTAACTGATGAGTTTTTCCTCCACTATGTAAAATTGGTTGGTCTCATAACCTGCCCAAGGAGCACCTAAATATTTAAAAACCGCTCCCGGTTCAGTCATAGAAACATCTCCACTTATGACAGGGTATGCATCTAGTTCCTCATAAGTGTGAGTAAGGGTAGAATCTAAATAGAAGTAATCATTGGCATCCAAAATGGTATCTGCGTCAGTATCCAATGGTTCACCTACAGGACTAGTCTCTTTATATGGATGACCATCAACTAAAGATTCAGTTATTCCCCATTTATGGGCAAGGTATCCCTCAACTTTTGTAATGTCATTTTCATTGGTAAACATCAAAATTTCTGCGAAAGACCCATCAAAAGGTTGTTGATCATTCTCATTATGTCCCAAGATAAACGCCTCTATATTGTAGTCGCCTAGATCAGATGCGTATGCTTCTGCACCATTAACTCTTGAATAGGAGTTTACACCATTTATCTTGGCAACATACAATTGCCATCCTGTATTTTCTACACTTCCAAAATAGAGGAATTTGAAATTCCCATCTCTCTTACCAAAAAACTCAAACAAACCTGTACCTCTTTTTCTCATGGTCAATCTGCCTGAGGAATTTTTAGACCCTGACCAAGGGTATGCCTGTACAGAATTTTGCTCAGGATCAAACTTTGCAATGAATGCCATAAAAATAGGATTATTTTCCTGATCCCAATTAAATGAGGTATTTTCTAGGTTATGATTATTAAATCCAAAGGTAGACAGGTTATTTAATGACTCCACATGAGATGGGCCTACTTGCCCAACATCAACTGAGAGGTGATACCCATTGCCACTTTTGTCCTGAACTTGAGTTATCTCTGTACCTGATAGAGTTAAGGTTGTGGCATCACTTGGGTCATACCACAATTGAGTTCCTGATGAAGAGGCATCCCAATTTGATGGTGGAAATGATAGTAGTGGATCATCAGGATAAGCATCTGCCCGGTCTCCAACTCCATCTCCATCACTATCTGCTGACTCCAATGGATCATTAGGGAAAGCATCAGGGTTGTTGCCGGATGGATTATCACCATAACCATCACCATCAGAGTCTGTGTTTTGAGTAGGATCGTTAGGGAAGGCATCAGGATTATTGCCGGATGGGTTGTCTCCATAACCATCCCCGTCAGAGTCCGTATTTTGAGTAGCATCGTTAGGGAAGGCATCAGGGTTGTTACCCAATGGATTATCACCATACCCATCCCCGTCTGAGTCCGTAGTTTGGGTAGCATCATTTGGAAAAGCGTCAGGGTTGTTACCGGATTGGTTGTCACCATAACCATCCCCGTCTGAGTCCGTATTTTGGGTAGGATCGTTAGGGAAAGCGTCAGGGTTGTTACCTGACAGGTTATCTCCATAACCATCCCCGTCCGAATCTGTGGTTTGGGTAGGATCGTTAGGGAAGGCATCAGGATTATTACCTAATGGATTATCACCAAATCCATCCCCATCGGAATCTGTGGTTTGGGTAGCATCATTAGGGAAAGCATCAGGATTGTTACCCAATGGATTATCACCATACCCATCCCCATCAGAATCTGTGGTTTGAGTAGGGTCATCAGGAAAAGCGTCAGGGTTGTTACCGGATTGGTTGTCTCCATAACCATCACCATCGGAATCTGTAGTTTGGGTAGCATCATTTGGGAAGGCATCAGGGTTGTTACCCAATGGGTTGTCTCCATACCCATCCCCATCGGAGTCTGTGGTTTGGGTAGGATCGTTAGGAAAGGCATCAGGGTTGTTACCGGATGGATTATCTCCATAACCATCACCATCAGAATCTGTGGTTTGAGTGGGGTCATCCTTAAAAGCATCAAATGGATCAAGCACTCCATCATTATCTGTATCAACAACTGCATCTGAATTAGGAGATACAGAATACTGAATGTCACTTGGTAAAGTTTGAGTATTCATACCCCAATCCTCATACTCAACTCCTGTGGTCATTACATTATTATCAAAATAAAATGTCTGACCATTTATATTGTAAAGTTCCGGACTAACTAAACCACTAGAATTTTGATAAACAGGCCAAAAGTAACCCGGAGACTCAGCATCCACATATGTGTAATAGGGAGTATTTGCCCCTACATTAGGGTCATTAGGATCGGCATCTATGTCATCCGGCACTCCATCCCCATCAGTATCAACAAACCCTGTGTATTCCTTGACGGCATCCAAGGTTCTCTTTGTTAAATCTAATTCATCCCTGATTGGAATAATTATATTCGCAATAATTTGTGCTAATTCTTCAACTATCTTCATGACAATGCATTTTCTAGTGCAATCTGAAACTCTTCCATAGTCCCAAAAACATCTGTGGTAACTAAATTATTAGCACGAAGATTTGCTAAATTCCCACCAACCTTAAATTGCCAAATACTGACAGAATTATCCCAAGAAAGTTCTGCTTTTTCAATAGATGCTCCACGATTTATATGGAAACCTGAAACCCCTGCGGTTGTTGTGCCATCTTGTTTTCTATTTACTTCAATAAAGTCATCTTCAATTTCAACAACCTGACTAGAGTGAATTTTCATCTGCCCCTGCACCTCAACGGAGTTGCAGGTCAAGTTTCCTTGGACATCAGCATCACCCTTGATTGTTAATCTAGTTTGATTTGCAGTCCCGTCTCCAATCTCTGCCCTTAGACCTGACAAAAGGTCTAGGGCAGTAAAGTCTTCGCAGGTTACCTTAGCATTAACACTCAAATTATTGGAAACTAGCAATGAACCCCCAATACTAGCATTTCCTGAGGCATTTAACCCTGCGACATTAAAAACACTTACATTAGCACCTGAAGATTGGTTTATTTGATTTGTTACATATTCTTTAGTCGCATAAGTATCAGCAAGAGCACTTGATGTGGCATATGTTCCAAGACTTAATCGAGTTGCATATTTATTATCTGAATCACTTTTATTGTAGTAATTATTTGTGAGACTAGATGAAGTTACATAATTACCTAAACTTGATTTTGTTGCGTAAGTTGTGCTTGCTACAGAACTAGGTAAAGCATTGTTTGCAGTTTGTTGTACTGAAAACAAGGATAACCTGACATTTTTTTGGTCCTGACCAAGCAATCTTGCTAACTGCTCGTATTCGGTCTGAAGTTCTGAGGATGTAGGAGAGTTGTACTCATTGGTAAAACCATCAATAGTACCAAGGTTACTTTTTAGAACAATATCTGTGGAGTCATTTAAGTCACCACTACCTAAAGATACTTGTTCACCTGACTTACCATTTACGCTTAAAATTCTACCAATTGTAGACGAATCTGTTAAATCTGTCGATGCAAGCGATATATCACCTGAACTAAGGCCATTCACCGACTTAACAGGTGCTTTAGTAAAAAGACCTGTTAAGTTTATTCTTTTAGTTCTAGGTGTGCCTAAGGGGTTTAAATCAACTATTGGAATAACATCGTCATCTGATAATTGCTCAGGAGTTATTACAGGTAATTCTGATATTTTTACTGCCATTATTATCCTTCCCCTACGATTGGAACTCCAAGTTCAGTCACCAAAACATTACCATCCTCATCTGCCATTTGTATGCCATCAACTTCTCCCTCAGGAACTACAGAAGTAAAAGGAGGCATAATTGCAGATTGGTAATACAATCCAAATGATAATGTTGATTGAAGTGACATTATGAGTTGTTATATAAAATTGCAGACCCGGAACTCAGTTGTAGTTCAAAACATCTACCAAAAAGAGTAAATCCTGCAGGGACATTTAACCCACTAAAAGAAGCACTACTTTCGTCTATGTTGCCTGTGTAATGGTGTATTTGGGAGTCTTGAGTAAACTGAATTGCGATCCAATCTCCTGAGTAATTCACTCCTGACCCAATGAGTTTTCCTCCCTCCTGTCCTGTCAAATTTCTTACATTATCCTGTGCCATGACTTATGAATACATTATTGTGTTAGGTGCAATATTGTTATACTGCAGAATTGTTAGTGAGTTTTGTTGTTGTTGTCTCTCCACTCTATCGATCTGATTTAATAAAAAGTCTTCTGCCCTAGCATCTTCTCTTTGTGCTAAATCTGCCTGTCCATCACCCCGGTAAAAATCACTAAGTATTGCAGAAATTAAGTAACTCTCCAAAAACTTAGGCAAATCACTTGATGTTTCATCGTATTCGCTGAAGATTTTTTTAGTTAAAACATACACTTTGTTATCATACACTAATTCATCAACATTTAGATAAATCTTGGAGTCAATTAACCTATAATTTATCTTCCTTGCAGTTCTATCTTTGTATGGATTTTTATTCCAAACCTCTAGTACATCTCTGCCATTTAGGTCTCCAACATATTGAGCATTATTATCACTCGCAATTGAGACCTCTACTAGTTCAATAAGTTCAGGGTAATTTGCTCTACTCCAAGCACTATTCATCCTTGTGTTTAATGAGTTTTTAAAGAAAAACATGTCAGTTGCATCCATTGATGCAAGACCTGCAATTGCCTGAAACTTTTTCTTTAAATTATTAAATGATATAGTTTGCATTATTGGATATTATTGGCAAGTGGTTGACCTGCATTGACAGGTTGTCCACCAATTGATTGGTTGTGCCTTCTAAATTGAGATGCAGGTCTATATTCAATTATGTCACTCCTGAATCCCCTTGATTGGTTTTGAACTTTATCAATTGCTTGTTGGAGTGCTTTTTCTGCATTTATCTCCTCTTGCATCGCTTTTGATGCTTGCCCGTCCGACTTCAAAAAATCGACATAACTGCCATAAATCAGATAATCAGATATTGAGTAAGGCAAATCCCCATTATCACCTGACTCGCTCCCATATTTACCCGTTGTAGTCCCACTTTTTTCTAAAATATGGAATCGTAGGTCTTTCCGATAAGTCACATAAATAGTACCTGAATCCTCATTTAATTTTTTTTGAATTTTAGCAAGTTGATCCCCTAAAGAATTATTCTCTAAAAAATACAAATATTCCTCACCAAAATCATCTATTGAATGAAACCTTGGGTCAGATTTGTGTATTCTGTAAACAATATCTGCAGGTTTAAATAATGTCCTGTCTGCAGATTGTGTGCCTGAAACATTTTGCAAACAAATGGAATTACTAGTCCCTAAATTTATTGCTTCCCCATAAATAGTAAACTCAGGAAACGGGTATCTTTCATGGGCAATTCTTGCCCTTCCATTTACAAACTCTCTTAATGCCAACCCATCTTCAGTAGACAAGTCATCAACACCAACAAGTGATTTGTATCTAGAAACTAAATCTTGATAAGCATAATTAGGAGGGGGCATTAGTCAGGTTGGATTCGGCATTCAGGATTGTCCTTGTAAAACTTGTCCCTATTACCTTGATCTGACCAAAAACCGGGAGCATGTTGCTCCCATCTAAGAAATGTTCTAGCATCTATTGCTCCTACAGGTTTAAAGTGCTTAGACTTAGCACCTTTTAGGTGTTCATGTGCTTTAGCAACTGCCCGTTGCCTGTCTTTGTAGGTTGCTTTTTCGTTATACATATCTTGCTCATTTTGCTTTTGCAAACGAGCAATATACTCCTCATCAGACCTTCGTTTAGAACTTCCTTTGACAATTATATTAAGTGGCATGATAAAAAAGGTTTGGGGAGGGGGGAGGACTTCTCCCCCTCCCCGGACACATCACATCAGTTTAAAACTGACATCAAACAATTGAACCAAGTGGTTTTGATCCGGCAGTTGCACACAAAGTAAGCATAGTGCGAACCAACCCTCTTTTTCCTCCACCATCAGGATCAACCAAGTCGATTGACTTGATATCCTCAAGATAACGGAGTTCAAGATGAGAATCATCAGGAATGAGGTATGCACGATTTCTTTGTGCAGTACCCAAAACTCCCCCGGATGTGAAACCAAGCAGAAGAGATGGAATCATTAAAACCCGTCCCCAATCTGAGATGTACTCTTGTACGCTCAAACGAAGAACACCATCACCAACATTCTGAGTCAATGAGTAAGCAGGGTGACCATTTGTGGTTGCAACATTCAAGCGAGTGAAGTCACTAATTTCATTAATAACTGCAGGACCGGCAACTAACCTATACGAAGAAGCATTTCCATGATTTTCGTAAACAGATTGAAGCAAGTTTCTGAAGTCATTTTCAGTCATTGCATTACTATTCCCCGTCATGTCAAAACGACTATTAGTAACTGCCCGGTATTTTTGCTTTGTAGCATCTGAGTAGATCGAAGTGTTGGCCGGATCAGTCCATGTACCAAGACCTGCTAAAGTATCCCCGGAGGAATTTGTTCCGGTGCTAATATCGGTATCAGAACCAATAAGTGCTTCGATATCACGCTTGAGTTCCACTAAACTTCGTGCTTTTGAACTTCCGTATAAATCCGATGGGCCAGCAACGCTAACTGCTTGTGCCTGAGGAGTTACTGCAAAAGTACGCTCCAATTGTTGGATTCTGTTTCCAAGTCTTGCTCGTTGAGTGGTTTTATCCTCAAAGTCGTCTGCGACACCACTAACACCACCTGTATATTTCAGGGGTTTACCATCAATTACTCCCGGAAATTGTGGAGCACTAAGGTCATCCACTAACCATTCCGAAAACATTGCGGTTGCTTTTGGCCCACGGGGGAGCAGAGAAAATAGAGGTGTGGTTTCTACCGCAGTTCGTCTCAATGTATTGTCAAGTGACTCACGAGCACCACGCTCAGAGGGACGATCACCTAAAGAATATGAAGTTGCTGTTGCCATAATAAAATAAGAATTAAGAGTTAGATAAAAATGCAGAAAGTTGATCCTGCGTTATGTTTCCTTCCCCTAAAAATTTCTTTCTTATATCTGATGAACTACTTTGATTCCTTGCCGGAGGTGAAACATCACTATTCGGTGATGTTGGAGGTGGAGGAGTTGGCCTTTTTACTGCAATTTTTTTTGCAGGTTTTTTAGTGGATGCTTTACTCTTCAAAGAGTTAACACCTTCAATCATGAGACCTCGCAAGTATAAACCATTTGGTAATTTATCCAAAGGTTTTAAAGATGGGTCTTTAAGCATTCTCCCCAACAATTTATATTCATCAGATTCCGTATCACGCATGAAAGAGAAGTCTCTTTTTGCTAATTCATCTGACTGATATTTTTTTGTTAAGAACTCTTTTCTTGCCGGGATTAATTCATCAAGGTGCTCTTCTGCTGATCGCAGAATCCCCTTGATTTCCGCACGGGTATATTGTCTGTCACCATCTTCAACATAATCCTCATCCTCATGTTGCCTTGCCCACTTTTTGGCGGACAATGCTTCTTGACGAAGTTGCTCAAGTTGCTCGATGGTTTGAGCGTTTTCAATGGTTGGGTTCTCGACAACCTTTTGGTCCAATTTCATGGACTCAACCTGTGCGGATAATGCCTGAACTGCCTCTTCAGCACTTTTGCTTCTAGCAGTTAATCGCCCAATCTGTTTTAAAAGTTTTTTAACACTTTTAGGTTGGCCTTCATCATCCTGATCCAATTCCTCATCATCTGAGTCTTCTTCCTCCTCAGATTTACTCTGAGCGATGGCAGATTCCTCAGAAATCTCGACATCAGATTCTGTTTGTTCATTAGACTGAGAAAGAACATCTTCAGATGTTGCTTGATCCCCACCAAGTTGTTCAGTTGGTTCACTTGCGTCATCTTGAGATTCTTCACTTAAAAAATTAAGTAAATCCTCTTGGGAAAGATTTCCTGTTTTTGCATCTGTTGCGTTTTGATTGTCTGCAACCTCGACTACTTCTGTTTCATTCATATCTGCATTTTTTTAAGTCGCATTCTTATTTTTGTTTTCTGCAGGAAAGAAGTTTCCTGCCATAGTAGGAATTATATCCCCTAAATTTTTTATTTAGACTAGATTTATTCTTCTTCTTCGATGTCAAAATCTGCCTCAAACTCGACAACCATTTCGTCCAACCATTTATTAACTGCCTTGAGAACTGCCTTAGCGATTTGAACTTCTTCAAGATCGCATTCTTCACTCCAACGATTAAGTAATGCTTTAGTTTCACTTTTAATTTTTTTCTTCGCTCCGGCACTCATCAATCTGTTCTATTAGGATATTTAGAACAGAAATGCCTCCTGCTAAATACGCTAGTAATTGGGGGTTTTCGGCATTTGCCATATTGCTTAAATCCGCAACATTTGTGTCTTTGCTATGCTTGAGTATGTCATAAATAAACTCAAACTCAGGCATTCCCTCTAATTTTAAAACTGCTTCTTCTAATGTCATTAGTATGCTGAACTAGCAGGAACATTACCCGGAGGTGCTCCCATCCTGCCCGTAAGGGCGTTTCTGCGTTGAGCGTCTTGGTGCTCAAGCATTTTTATGTAATTTTCAATTCTCGCTTTAAATCCTTCCTCACTCTGTAAGCGATTTTGGATGTCTGTTGCCGGAATCTCTTCAGTTCCTTGGAGATATTGTTGGATTATTTGTTGGCGTAATTGAGTGTTTGCGTTGGGGGGAGCATTAACAACCTGCCCTGATGCTATTTTGGCAATGTCTTGCGAGGTCTCCTCAACTTCCTTTTCTTGTGCCTCTTGCTTAGGCATTATAAGTCTATCAGCAAGAGTTGGATCAATGCTTTCAGCGAAGAGTTTTAAGAACTCTTCGTATCTCGCTACACCTTCTCTATCAAATTTACTAAAAATATCACCCAATGCTTTGAGTCGATCAATTGCTTGTGCCTGATCGAGTGTGTTAGCGTCAAAAGTTAGGGTGAAGTCAAAAAACTCAGAGACATCATCAAAAGCAACTTGTAAATCTTGTTCGTTGCTTAATGCCCTGACCCATGACTCCTGTCCCCCGTAGGTTTTCTGTAAATACCAAATTTGCTTTAAAACAGGTCTCCAATTATCTAACCATGTTGCGATCCTGTCCTGACGAATTAAATTTGCCTCGATTTTATCTTCCTCAGAGGTTGGCCTACCCATGATTTGGCGAGCAATATTTCTAAGACTTTGCTCAACCTCCATGCTTGCAGGAGAGTATTTTGGAATATCAAGAAATGTAACCTCACCCGGTCTGCGGACAGGTATAATTGAACCCGGACCAACTCGTTGAGGTTTTCGCCCAACAAGATGTTGGATTGGGGGCAAAGTAGATAAACTTGCCCGGTCAATCCTCATGTCTTGCTCAACTTTTATACCCTGCTCATAAGGTCTTAAAATCTCCGCAATTCCACGGGAGTCTAAAAGCCTATGATTAATTGTTTCTCTTGCAAATGCAGTAAATGGATATACGCCCTTGCCATATTTATTTACCTCATGCTTTGCGTAAAGTTCAGAGTCCTCACTAAATATTGTCTGAGTGATTAATGGCACTCCATCATCATCAATGACCCTCCTGTAACATGTTATGAGTCTAATTAATCCCTCTGTATGATCCACATGCGACTGATTAACAAAATGATTATGCTCAGGGTACATGACTGCAGTCTTCCCCTTATTGGCACTCTTTATTACATCATTAACAAACTTTTCATCATACTCTTCTAGTATGACTTTCTCTTTTAAATCTTCAGGTGTATGATGGTGAACACAATAGACTGATCTTGCGTTCTGAATGTCATTTAAAACATTTGAGTCGAAGATTATTTCTCTGCCAATCTCATATGCTCTTATGCATGGACGATTCTCAACTAGTCTTTCAGTAGGAATGTCTGTCACCCCTTTGGACATCAAATCCTTCAGCATCTTGTTTGTTTTGCGTTTCTTTAAATTAGGAAACGCTTCCTGCATTAAATCCCTTGCTGATTCATCCCCTGCCATAATTGCTTCCGCTAAATCAGGGTTTGCTTCCGCAATTTGCTCGATATCAATTTGCTCGTAATAACGATCAATTTTGCGTTTCCAATAAACGCCAAGAATACCTGCACCATACATTAACATGTTATTTGCCAATATAGTGGTCTCCCGGTCAAATTCCTGCATTGTGCTTAGTGTCCAACGCATGTACTTACCTACCAAGGAAGCAACTCTTAGGTCACCTGCTTCCGTAGGTACTGCCTTCATATTTCCTGCAGTAACTGATCTTTTAAGGATTGCTATATCCTCAGTTATATTTTGATCGATTAATCCAATCGACATGTCTGATGCTCCCTGCCAAGGAAATGCATCAGTTCCTTCTTTGCGGTTTCTTTTATTTTTTCCCGGCCAAATCGAAAACCTTAAATCCCTTGCCTCATCTGCCTCATTACTGAAATAACTTAAATTTGTCCTACAACGATCTAAATCACCTTTTAGGTCATTAATGTCGGGTTTTTCAGAGAATTTATATTCCTGCTCTTCGTTTTCCATGTGAAAAGAGTCATTTTAAATCACATTTTGCAAATTTAGACCTAATTTTTCTGATTGCTTCCATCTCTGTTCGATAAATCACCATTCGATCAACCCCACAAAATTCTGCAATTTCATCATAAGTCATTCGATCAGGGACTCTTTCCTCACGCAGATACTCCTGTGCCTTTATCCGCATAAGATGCCGAAGCATGGCATCCACCCGGTTAGATTTGTCTTTTGCAGACTCAGACCACTCTGTAGTGTTTTTCATCAATTTGCTGAACACTTACTTTTTGCCCTTGGGGGTAATGCAGTCCCTGCCTGATTACTGCAGGGACTACATCATCACCGATTTTTACAAGTATCATCCTTGGGTTGATAACCCTTCGATAAATAATGCCTTCATGAGTCCTTGGGAACTCAGGTTCTTTCTTGTGGTATCTCCGGGCAGTTGAAACTGACACATTTAAGGTTTTAGCAACCTCTCCCCATGTTTTACCTTGATCCCTTAATATTTTTACTTCCGCTTCCATGATGGTTGTTCTCCGAATGTGCTAACAGGAAAGTTAGTCTTTAAGTGCTTGTAGTCACATTTGTAGTGAGGAGTTGGGGTCTCATGCTTGACCCTTTTGTCCATATAGACCTCATGTTTACACCAACCCATTAACCAAACGATTGGAGTCTTCTCAGACTCATCTATGGTCATTGCTACATATATGTCAGGTTTTCTTGCCCTCGATTCACTCTTTGAATCGCTTACGCAAAAGTGATCTGCCTTCTCCCCCTTATCTGATGCTTTTATATCAATGATTAGTCCATCATTGGTAATGAAATCAACATTCACATGAGTGGGTCTTTTTTCTAAAGTTATATCAGGGAATAAGTTAAAATGCTTTGCGAATGCATATTCGCCAAGCATTCCCACATAACTTATGTCTTGCCTAGAAGAACCCCTAAAATCTTTACTACCTTTGTTTGCGTTTGTGATATCCCTCAACTGCCCAATGAGTTTGCAAATAGCAACATCTGCAGGACGCATAGTTATTCTGATCATCTTAATATCCTCCTGTATTTGTGATCTTAAAATCATTGTCCTCTAAATATTCGTAGTTCCCAATTGCGATGTATCGTAAAGCGTCAACAGGGTCTTTGCAGGGTGCTTTCAACCCGTGATCGATCCTGTAGTTCATGCAACAGAATATTGTATTCTGACATGCATCACTAAAAATTAACTTACTATGATTGTCGGAGTTAATCGGCATTGATGGGTCATAACTCAACAATGTGTTTATTGCCTGTAACCCATCATCAATATGCATTGCTTCCGCAGGGTAACAATTTATGCCCTCCTCTTGTAAGTCGCATATAATATTGCTTGTTCCCTCTGCTTTGAGATAAGAAGCAGACCCCATACGGGGGTCTATGATTATCTCAAGGTTACCCGTCATTCCAATGACTTCGTTGTCATCAATGCCTTTTACCATTTCCCTAATCTCGTAGGCATATTCCTTGATCCCAAACCCGTTTGCCTTTTGGCCTTCACCGGGCATACCTCCTTTTTCTGATCCCCGGTCTAAATCTGCCCATTCACCAATTGATGCGTCAGGGTATTCCTTTATTACATAATGTACACCATTGGGACTCACACCAACAAGCAACATGAACCATGACTTTGATCCTGCAGGGTCAATAGATAGAATGTATCTTGCCGGGTTGTTTTTAGGGTCTTTAATTATCGGTATTTGATCATGGGGCATGATCACTTTATCTGTGAGCAACTTAAAAGTAGTGTCAGAAGGTTTTGTCGGCACTCCATACGCCCGACAAAGAATCTCATCCCGTCTGCAACCCTTTAGTTGACTTTTCATTGCCTCCCAACCCCCGTAAGGATTGTTTTTCGTGTGAAAGTACACTACAGAAGCAGACTGACGCAGGGGATGCTGAATAAGAGGCACTTTCTCACCCGGCAATAATTCTGCGTCAGTCTCTTTTATTGTTTTTGCTCCTGAAAGATAAGAGTTCACACATTGCGTCCATCCTGAGATGGTTGTGAAAGTTGCAATAATGCGAGCAGGGTTAACACTCCCATTATCCCCATCCATGTGTGACCGGGTTAAACACCTATAACGAGTGGTGGAAATCCAATTTAGGGGTACTTCTTCGTCAAACCATGCTCCTATGTTAAATGACCCCTCTACAGGGGGCATTGGGCATCCTATCTCTCCTCCCTCAATGGTCTCAATATTCTGAGACCAATTTCGGAACTCGATTCGTGAAAGATTGGGTAATATCAGACTGCTATTAGTGAATCCATTTTTAGTGCTATATGATATATAATAGGTCCGACTCCTACCAAGGTTCTTAAACTCGTTAGGCAGGTTGTGAAAGATCAATGCCTGTTGGTGAGCGATGCTATTTTGCGAGGTTGCAGTAAAACACCATATAACGCTATTCGGATTCATTACTGCTGACTGCACAACCCTCTTACTCGCCCAAAATGACTTGCCTGACCTGTTACCCCCAAGGGTTAACACTTCCCCGTGGTTTTTTAACTCCCGGTCCGCTAGTGACCAATGACCTAATTCTGTACCAAAGTTGTAGGGATCGTCTTTCTCCCGGTTAATTGCGTCCTCTCGCTTTTGATAGTAATCCAATAACTTCTCTGCCCCCATCTTGATCTGATCTTCCTTGGATGGGATTTTGAGTATTGGATGATGTGTCCAACTTAGTGCCATTCCTAAGCATTACCATGCAATGATCTCTCCTGTTCCGTTATGTCCCTTAATGTCCTAAGAGTGAATTATCGATATGGATAATTCACACCTTGACTTGCAGGAACGATAAGGGAGTTCCCTTAATATCCCCTTGACAATTGTAAAAATTTTTTTCTTTCGCCAAATCGGTCGATTTGGAAAGGGGGGGAGTATTTTTGACCCCCCCCTCCCCCCTTTTTATGTCAGAATGCTGACAATATTTTGCGTAAGTCATTGATTTACAACACAAACCAAATGATATCATATCTATTTTCACAAAATGTATGTCTAATTTGTGAAAACTTTTAATATACTTGCACCAATCCGAAATAATCACCCATCAATTCCGTAATTACCATGCCTACAAAAAAGAAACGCAAGGTCATCATCCCTGACAACCTACCTGCAATCACTAGCGAAGAGGACTTTTGTCCAAGCATATTCACCGGGAACAAACTCGCTGAGAATGACCCTGAAAGATACGCTAAGATCGTTCAGGGTTTGGGTGAGGGTAAAGCATTAACTCGACTTGCAAAGGAACATAAGGTTGCTCCTGAGACCATTGTAGCAATCAGCAAGAGAGAGAAGAAAAGTATTGATGCAGTACAGAACCTGACAATGGGTCTGACATCCTATGCATCGCAAGCATGTCTCATGAAGATCATTGAGAAGTTAGATGCTGATAAGATTCCACCGGGGGTGTTGCCCATTGCATTTGGTATTCTCCGGGATAAAGAAAAGAATGATTTAGGTCAGGCAACATCAATAGTCGAACATAAGAAAGTTCTTACTATTGATGAGGTGAAGAAAGAGTTAGATGCCATGCAAGCAGAGGTCATTGATATTACAAGTAATGATGATGCAATGCTTATTAATGGGTGTGATACCCTTGGTTAACACCCTTGGTTAACACCCTTGGTTAACACCCTTGGTTAACACCCTTGGTTAACACCTTAGTTACGCCCTTCGTTCCTTT